GGGTCTAAATCAATTATAATTGGCTGTAGGTCTTTTTCGTTTTCCATCATTGGTTCTCCTTTACAAATTTACCTATCTATAAGTAGTTATGCTCAAAAGAAAAGGGGAGCCAGAATCGCATGATTCCAACTCCCCTCGTCAAACTTCGGTCTTACAAAGCTACATTTATTTACGCCTACTATGGTTTAGACGGTCTTCCACCGGATCTCTTAGATCCGCTCTTTGCCTTCTCCATTGCATTTTGTTCTTTTTCAAGTTGTTTTTGAAGCCTTCTTGTGAACCAGCCTCGCAAACCAATCGGGAGATTGTAAGCTTCAATGAAGCTCCACCCTCCATAATATTTTAAAAAGAAAAATTGCTCGTACACGTTTTCCATGTACTTATCGCTTAGGCCAAAAAAAGTCCGTAGTAAACGGAACCTCCATTTGCCCAGAATAATCACACTCTTCGCAAGTGAAATGTTGTGTCAGGTCCACGTTAGGCATTAGCTCCTGATAAATGTTTCTCAAATGTCGAGAATCTTTTGCTGGCATCATAAAGACTGCCTTGTTAATAGTCGCACGATCATCGGTTCCATTAATTGAATCAATAAACAACTGCAACTGAGTTGTCAGCATGTCCTCTGGCATCTTCTTTTTCTTGCGACCCTCGATACTTCTCGCCAGAGCTTTCTCTTCTCTTCCCGTCATCGGAGTAACTACAACGTCCCACCCGGTTACTGGAAGTACAATGTGAAAGTCGCCGTTGGTGTCACTCACCCCAGCATCTTCTTCAACTGCCTCTACCCCACCATGTGTCATGTTTTGCTCTTCTAGATCAAATTCATAAGTGGACTGCTCTCCGCAACTCGGACAACCAACGGTTGTTGTGTACTCGTTGCCATAGCCAGAAATCCGTGTTGCAATTAAAACAGCGTTCTTATCTCCGATCAATAAAGATTCAGATTTAATGCGCTTGTCCATAATAACACTATCCAAAAGCCGATCAAGGGCAGTGCCCTTCTTAAGCAATGACCGAGAAGTAAGTAAATCTTCCTCCCTTGCAGTCATATGTTTAATTTCAATATGTTCTTGACCATAAAGAGGATGTGACTCTGAGTAGAACCTTCCCTGCGACGGGAGTTCAACCATTTCTGTAGGGCAAACAAAGTTTAATGTACCTTTATTGTTGCTCTGTTGTTGATCAGCAGCAGCAGCAACCGCAGCAGTAGCATCGCCTGCTCCTGTTTCGCTAATACCAATCCTGTTTTCATTTTTTCTTACTGACATATTTTACCTCACCTCTCGTTAATGTTAATGTCGCTCACTGTCTATAATTACCCAGTAAATAGATTTTTTACCTGTTTTCGTTTAAAAATAAGGATTTTAAAAAAAGAAAACCCACCAAGGTTTTATCCAAGGTGGGTTTTACTATTTTGAAATTTACTATTTCTTACTGGTCGTCGTTATTTACACCACCAGTGTGACCGCCGCTGTGCTCTGTAGCACCTGCGGAGCCGTCAGAAGTGCTCCAGTATTTGCCCTTAGCCTCACGACCACTGTTGGTTGCGTGACCATCCTTCATAGTCTCAAGCTCAGCCCAATCGAACCGAAGCTCTAGAGTAATCTCTGTCAAATCGTCAGACTCATAATCGAGGTCGCCATATTTCACGTCCTTAATCCAAGGATTGTGTAGCTTCCAACCTTCAATCAATCGACCTTCCGAGTCGATCTGTCGAATTTCTAGCGTATCACCCAGTGCTGCAACCGCTGCTCTCTTGGACATGGTTTGAAGATCCGTGTCCATTTGTGCAGGGCTATACCCAGACTGTTTAATAATATTAGTAACGGTCGATGCCATATCAGGCTCAACCGGGTCTGCTAATGTTAGCTCAACCGTATTCCACTCTACTCTACCGGGGTAGTAATAGGTGTGATTAAGATATTTGTGGGGAGTTTCGGTGACAGTAAAACTAGGCTTCGCTACTTTCTTTAGCGTATAAGCCGGAAGCGATCCAATTAATAGAATCCACCTATATCCTCGCTTGGGATCTTTACTCCCTTGTGTTGCGTCATGCCAAAATCTGTAGTTACCTGCCATTTTAAATTTGTCTCCTTTAAAAACTCTCAATGAACCTCTCGGCTCTGGTTATAAATAGTCGGGAGAATAGAAATCTCCCGACCAATTTATTTATTAATCGTCAAACGATGCTCCTGATTTTGTAATCACGAAATCAAGTGCAATAAACTCAATTGCTCTCGCTGGCTTGAGCATAATTTTCGCATACAAGATGTTTCTATCGATCAAGTCAGGGGTCGTGGTTGTCTCATCAAGGATAACACGGAAGTCCGTGAGTCCATATCGAGAGCGAACACTTCCCAAGAAGGGGTCAACCTGTGAGGTAAACCGCTTCCAAGTTGCTGCAACATTCTGATCAAACAGGATGCTAGCCGCAATCTTAGAAACCTCTTTCTTGAGGAAAATGAGCAAGCGACGAACGTTAATTCTGTCAAGTGCTGACGGAGTAACCTGTAGCGTCTTCTGACCAAAGACTACAATACCTTCGGATGGGAAAGAAGCAATGGGGTTAATCTGCGCTTCGTATAGCTTATCTCTATCTCTAGAGGTTAGCTTACGTCGAACATTCGTCACTGGTACACCAGCCGAACCCTCAGTCAAACCACCTCGGTTGAAACCAGCAGGGGCAAACCAAACTTCGGTCTTTCTCTGTGAGCTAGCCATTGTCCCAAGAGCAACTACTGAGGGTGGAACCCACAATAGTCTATCTGAAAGCTGGTCAGTAATCTGAACAGATGGGAAGTAGCAGCAACCGTAACTTGAGTTAAGGGCACGATCCTTGAGGTCTTGAACAGCCATCCGAACGTCAGGCATTCTCAAACTCTCTGGATCTGTGTTCTCATGCGGTGGAATGTAATCATTTTCAATATCAATGATTGCCAAAGCATCAGCACGTCCCTCACACACGTTAACCAAATGAGAGGTTAGCGTTGGGTTGGTAATACCGGGAACAGACATGAGGTTGCACTCAACAACTTCTGGATCTGCCACTGAATCAATCGCTCGCTTAACAGCATTGTATGCATAGTGAGTTTCTTGACCCTCGCCAGAAAGAATTCTGTTACTGTAAGGATCTTTCTCACGAATATCCTCACCGTTGAATCCACCATGAAGGCTTAGAGTGAACTGGTCATAACCATGCTCAAGAACATCTCGGAAGTCGCCTGTACCGGGAGCGCCGCCACCTGTGTCAATTCCGACAGAAGAGATGGAAGTACCAGCAGCCCGTGCGCCCTCTGTGTAGAGAACATGAGACTGACTCGGCTCAAAGGCTGGACCGGGAACAGTTACAACTTCTTGCACAATATCATCAAGAGTAAATACGCTTGAAGGTAGTGTCAATGCTGACAAGCCGTTGTTCTCGGAAGCATAGGAAGGAATCGCAGCAGATAGAGGTCTGGTCAAATCACCATAACTCGCCTCTGGTCTTGAACTTCCAAGCTGGTTTGCTGACAATCCGAAGAATGCCTGCGTTGGACGTGAAAGCCTACCTTGGTGACTGTTCACTCGCTGTGGATGTGCTGGGAAATCCAACACACAAACGAAGGATGGCAGCGTTGATAGCGGAGAACCAACCGAAGCGGGTCCGGTATCGTTCGCACGGGACCGTCCAACATCACCCGCTTGAGCAGTTGAAACATTGGGTCGAACCAGTGCTGCGGCTCGCCGCATTGCATCTGATTCACCGGGAGCACCGTTATCAGTACACTGTGGGTCAACCCCTTGGTTTGGAGCAGCAACCTGTGCGGTTGCAGCAGCGCCAGCGGCACCCTCACCCACAATAATTGATCGTGGACTTGGAGGACCGTAGAAGCCGAATGGCAGCAAGCCGGGATCGAGCACACCAGCTTCCAAGTCAGGATTCATTTCAATCCGAACAAACCTAGAAGCATTTAGGTACTGACCAAACTCTTGGTAGCGACTCTCTTCATAACTCCAAACTGTTTCCATATCACCAATCTTTCTCGCAATATAATCGGGAGAAGTTGGATTAAGGTCACAGTTCGTATAACGCTCAACATATCGTGGGGCATTGTCGCTGTCTTCAACCTTTCTTAAAGTAATTGTGAAGCTACCATAGGGTCTATTAATATCATCAGAGGCTTTAATGTCTGAAATAGAAACTTTGAGGTTCTGTCCAGACCATTCGCCATCGTGTACACCGACCAAGCGGAAAAGCTTGTGCGTTCCCCGCATGTCGCCAGACAATTCGTGATACTGATTACCACCTAAGCCGGGATCTTCAGTGTGCTGACTGTGAATCCAACCAGATGCAGGCACCTGAGCTTGCATTTCTTTATCTGCCACAGAAATAGTTCC